AACATTGGCTATATACTCAGGGCAGAGTTATAACGACCTATGGAATATTACATTTGATGAGAAGAAGATATTCCTTAAAATACTCAAAGATAAAATAAGCCTAGATCGAGGCATTAAACCTAAAGATACATTAACACAAGAATTAATTTAAGTTGTTCGTAGAACAACAAGATTTACCTTTTACTTACAGTAAAACACAAATCTTAGAATTCTTTTTATTAACGTAGTTCATTGTTATCAATTGTTCTTCTTATATATACTTGTCAAGGTTTTGCAGTCGTACTTCGCCCTGTTAAGGACGAAAAGTAAAAATTGGAAAAATCCTGTCGGAGGCCCATTATCGTAATCTACTACTACAACTATCTCTAGTAAAGGCGGTTACGCTGTACCTTTTTATGTAGCTCTTCTATATAACGCAAAATCAAATAGCCAATAGATAAACACATTGATTCATGTAGGTTGCAATGACTCAGCAGAGCCTACTCTTTTTGGTCATACAATACATTTGCCAACACGTTTCAAACCCAGTGTTGCGTCCTGTTAAGGATAGTGGCAATCATGTCTCTGCTACTGCTCAGAAGTTCCTTCCCTGCGACACGGAGTCCAGTTATTGGGTACCTTGTTTAACTTGCCGGTACAGGCATTATCAGTAGTGTCTTTGGGCTGTTGCCGATTTAAATTCTGTTTATGATATGTGATCCGTGGACGCGAACGGATATTTGGCCATTGTAGTAATCTGTTGTTTCAAGAACTTTTCTATCGAATTGTTCTTTTGCTTCTAAGTATGAAGTATGAGCCTTGGATGTGCAGTAGTGTAAAACTTCACGAGTGAAATTTTCTTTGCCTAGTGTGGTAACGTCTTTAGATAATTCATCACTACTCCCGTAGTAATCTCTCCAGTCACTATCGACCTTTGAACGAATCTTCTTTTTCTTTTTAATGCCATTTTTTTGCTTGACAACTTTATAATTTGTCTTTGCAAACTTTGCCAATTTTTTGCCTATGTATTTGCGGCCTGTGACTGTGTTGGTAATGAGATAAACAAAACCAACACAGTCCTCAGGAAGTTCTTCTATTAAAGCACCTTGGTAAAGCCATGTCATCAGTTTTTATTTAACTGACAACGCCGCTTTCTCTTCAGTGATTTCTTTACGACGTTGCTTGACAAGTTTGGAAACTTCTTGCAATGCCTTACGAGCACGACCAGCGGCTGCTTTAACTTTCTTAGTCGTGAACTTTTCGTTTTCTTCGATATACAATTGAAATTGTCGAACAAGTTCTTCTTGTGTATTTACCGGAGTTGTGATTTCTTCTGTCATTCTATTTTTCCTTTTATAAAAGCTATTAAATCGTTGTAATTTTTTAATTTTTCTGCATCTTCATCATCTATGGTAATGTCAAATAGATCTTCCATTTGCATGATTAATTCCACAGTCTGCAAGCTATCGAAATTTAATTCGGTCCATGATTCGGCATTAATAATTTCGTCGTCTGTTTTTTCGCAGGCTTTTTTAATAGCTGCCAGTGCTTTTGATTCTATTGTCATCATGCTTCTACCATTTCTACATCTGTATTGAATGTTGTAAAGCCATTCTCTTTTACTACTTGTAGTATGTTATTTACACGCCCGACCAGTTCATCTCGGTGGCTGATCAAGAAGATATTCTTCCGATTTTCTCTAGCCATCTTTTTAAGAATACCCAAACTGTTATCAACACCATTGGCGTCCATACCACTGTCAATCATTTCGTCAATAAACAACAAATTGATTGGCCTATTTAGGCTTTCATAGACATCTCGGAATGCCCATGACAAACCCAAAATAAGTCTATTACGCTCACCTCGACTCAAGTTATCAAAGTCAAACTCTTGTCCAAGCTGTGTAATATCTACTTCCAAGTCACTGCGGAATTCTACTTCATGCGGTAAACTTAATTTTTCAAGATAATGTGCCAGTCTGTGATTCAAGTAACTCAAGTTCTGTTCAATAATACGCTTACGAATAAAACTATCTTTACTGGTCAACAGTTTAAGCAAAAACTCTTGATGTTCATTTAACTTTGTCAATCCATTTATACTGTCAAAGTTAAGATCTTCTAAAGCACTGGTTTTTAAATGCTCTGCTTGTTCAATATAAGGATCAATGTCCAATGCTCTGCGCTCAAACTGATCCTGTGCTGTTTCTAATGTACTTTTATGATTAACAGCATCATCAATGTTACTATAACGAACAGTGGGTGCTGTGCCTAACTTACCCAAGCTGGCAACGTCTTCTGTGACTTTGGCTAATGCAGTTTCCTCTTTAGCTAGGTCTTCTTTAAGACTAATAACAGCACCGTCAATCTCTGACATCATTTCTTCTTGCTTGTTGTCATGAATATCCTGACCACATGCATGACATTGGTGTGCTTCTGCTTTAGTTTTAGCACTTTCCAATTTCGATAAATTATTTTTTAATATTTTGATAGCACTTTGATGTGTAGCTAAATCTTTATTATGTCGTTTTAATTCTTTTTCATTGGCAGACCACAGCGCAAGAGCTTTGTGATTTTCNAGTTCAATGGCAATGTCAATATTCAGTAGTTCATTGATACTGGCNGCAAGTTTTTCTAAATCGTCCGTCTGTTTCGTTTGCCATAAACGACTACGACGTTCCAAATCTTCGATAGACGTTTTAATTTTAGTATTAGCGTCGCCGATGGCTTTGATTCTATATTCTTCTTCTTTGACTGCATCTTTGGTGTTCTTTATTAAATCTTTAAGCAAGGTTGCTTTTTCACTGAGTTGGGTAATACCCAACAACTGTTCAATGATATCTCTTTGATCATTGGTCTTTAAACTAAGGAACGGCTCTGTGTAAGTGTTAAGGGCAACAATATGCTTGAACATATCATGACCCATGCCAAGTATGCGTTCAATATCTGCCTGTGTTTCTTTGTTCTCGCCCTGTTGTTCTTCAGTTTCAAGACTGTCAGCTTCTTTATCATCAACAATAAAACGAAGTACGTTGGGTTTACGCCCACGTTCAATGCGATAACTATGTCCTTCACAGTCAAACTCGCAGGTAACTAACATTTGTTTATTGTTAGTCTTGTTAATTAAGTTATCTTTACGAATGTTAGTTAGTGCATTGCCATATAAGACAAAACTCAGTGCGTTGACAATGGTAGTTTTACCAGTGCCGTTGCGACTGCCATCACCACCAAGGTCTAAATTATTACCCAGAACTAAAGTAAGACCATGCTGGTCAAATTTTAGTGCCTGGGTCACATTGCCCACTGAAAGAAAGTTTTTTACTGTTAAGTTTTTTAATTTAATCATGAATTAGTATTATACATGAAGTCCGTTGTAGATGTCAATCAGTGTTTGTCGATCTATAACTTCACTGTCAATGGCTGTAAGTTGTTGTACGACAATTTGGTCTACACTTTCGAAGTGAACATCGCCACTCCAATCTTGTGCATGTTCTTCTCGTTTGGCAGGAATCAAACTAATCTCACGTAATTTATATTCTTCCTGCCAACTTTCTTTTAAGAAGTTTGCTTCTTCAAAACTAATGTCAGCATCGCAGGTAACACGCAGGAATGAATTAGCGTCCATGTATTTTGTAGGATCATCAATCAATCTTGTAAGATCAATAGTTTTAAATTTCGGAGCATCGGGCCAAGCAATATACTTGGGCTGTCCACCATGCTCAAGAACCATCATACCTCTGTCATCATCCCATGCATCTGCATAGTTGTGCGGAAAGGCATTGCCAATATAGCTAACGTTACCACTGTGCTGTCTCATATGAAAGTGTCCACTAAAGACTTTTTCTTGATTGGGAAAATGTCCACCATTTAATCCACCATGATCCGGCATTGCAACATTGGCATTCATTTTAAAGTTAGGAAGTTCGAAATGTCCAAATACATAACGACTTTGTAATCGCTTCATGCCGGTCCATTCTTCGCCCACTAACCATGGAACAAGACTAATGTCTCCCTCTGTGTAAATATCATTTACTAAAACTACGTTTTTCTGATTTCTGATAAATGGAATACTTGTCAAGTCACGTTTTTCACGATAGTATAAATCATGATTACCGGCAATGAAAAAGAAACGCTCAAAGTGTTTACTGATATAATCCACGGCTTCAACTGTGTAGTTCAACGTGCCGACGTTGACAGTAGCTCTATGATGATGCCAATCACCCATGAAGATTGCTGTGTCACAGTCCTGCTTTTTTGCTTCGGCACAGAACCATTTAACAAAACCCATACAATCATCGTTGTGGGCTTTGCTGTTTTGTCTCATGCCAAAATGAATGTCAGTGAAGACTGCTGCCTTCTTAAACATATCTGTCATTAGAAATCCTCTGTTTTAAGATTAGCGATACGTTCACGCTCGTCACGCATCATTGTTTCATGTTCGAACTGTCTAGTAAAACTTGGACTGCTGCCTGTTTGAATTAACAGGTCGTCTCGAATCATTTGGTTTTTCTTTTCAATATTAAGTATGCGAGTGAAACTGTTGTCAATAGCGGCAGTATAATACGCAAAAGGGTTCTGCGATTTTGATTCATCGAATTGTAGTCCTATCTGTGATAATTGTAGCAATGCTTGACTTCGCATTTCATCTACGTAAGTGTATCCACGCCAGTTAAAGCGCATACTATAGCGTTCGCAGAGTAACATGTAACTCTTGGCTAGTTTTTTTGTTATGCTACCGTCTAAGCAAAATTCTCCAGTATCCATGTCGCCTTTCCAGTGACTCTTGCCTACACAGATTAAATCATCTTTGCCAGCGCCATCTTCCGTGCTGAATTTAAAATGTTGGAACGGAGGAAAGTTACATTTGCTGTGATGATCACCTCGGTTCTTAGGAGTCTTTTTGCGCCCAGGTTCTAAAGGCACATGATCGTGTGTCATAATCCTAAACACTACATCTATTTTAAGAACTTTTTTATAATCAATTTCAAATTCTGCTAGTTTAGCTTTTGGATTAATTGTTTGAGCTTCCGCTAGTGCTAGTTGACTAAGACGTAGTGCCTTAGTTCGTTTAGCATCAGCAATAGTTCTGATATTAATCTTATCTACGCTAGGCAGAATTAAATCGTAGTCAGAGTATTCTGGTTTAGAATAACTGCTATATTGATTTTTACTTAAATGAATTTCTTTGAGCAATTCCTTGTTGGTCAAGTACTGTTTTGCTAGTGGGTTTGCTTGTGATGTTGCCATAGACTAATAATAACACATTTTTATTACTGATGTCAAGTCTTTTCATTAAAACTATACATTATTTCACTATAAATAATGATATGAGTACAGTATATCTACAACCAAGAAATCCAGTTGGTAATCTAAAAAAGTTAGATTTTCCTTATACACCTCAGATTGAATACGGACAAGAAGTCAAATACGATAGCTATGGTATGAGTCACACTAACTATCAAACATATGGCTATGGAAGAACTGAAAATCCCAGTATCAATATGACTTGTAAGTTCAGTGCCCATACCAGTGAACATTTCAATTTAAGTGCGTATGCGCTGAGATTCTTGCGTACATATACAAAAATGAATTATGGTAGAACTGATCCGTTGCGTGGTCTACCACCCAGAATACTACGATTCTTTGCCTATGGTAATCAAGTATTTGATAACATACCTGTGGTCATAAGTAAATTTAATATGACATTTCCCGAAGATGTAGATTATGTCAAAGGCAAAATAGATCCAAGCAGTGATATATACAAAGACATTGAATCTGTTAGAAAAAATAATGTACCAACAAATGCCATTCCCGAAGGTGAAGTTTCGGAAGTAGTACGCAACACAGAAATTTATCTTCCTGTGTTTTTTACAATAAGCATTGGATTATTGGTGCAACAGAACTTATATAAAACTGTTAATACTTTTAATTTAGAAGATTTTGCTTCTGGTAAGTTAAACAGCAAAGGATATATTTAATCATGGCAGTTGTAAATTTTTCTGGTACCATGTACGATACAAAAAGTTATCTACGGGACAGCCGCTATCGAAGTTTTTATTTGGATGTTGCAAAACTTCCAGTAATGTCAACTTCCAGCGGTGATTATGTAATAGTTCCCACTGAATGTGAAAACCGAATAGATTTATTCAGTTATCAACAATACGGGTCTAGTAGATATTGGTGGATGATTGCACTAGCCAATGCAGATTTGATAAAAGATCCCATTTGGGATTTTACAGCCGGACTAACAGTTTTAGTTCCTAGAGATACTGCATTGTTAGAAAAACTCGCAGGAGTTAACTAATGGCAGTGATTACTTCCGGTTTTGGAAAAAGAAAACCACCTTGCCCGACGTGCAGTTCGGACCACAAAGGCATTGATCTGCGAGCAGGTGTAGGTAGTCCGATATATGCTAATCAAGATTTAAAAGTATCCAGGGTAATTGACACTGGAAAACTGGGATATGGCAAAGCATTATATGTAAAAGACCCCAATGATCCTAGTAAAGAATATGTGTTTGGACACTTAGATGATAACAATCCCGGCGGCTATAAAGTTGGTCAAACAATACCATCTGGTTCATTAATGGGATATAGCGGAGCAACTGGCGCCAATGAACAACCGCATGTTCATTACGAAGTTAGAAAAAACGGAGTTCCTATTGATCCAAAAAACGACGTAGGAATTGCTAGTTTTGAAAAAGGTTCCGGAAACTTATTGACCACTACAGCAACAGTTGAAAAAAATAGACCCGGGAAACCTGCTACTGCGACAGAAACTGCGCCACCCGATTCAGCTATTAATGATATAGTCAAAAGAAGAGAACAAGAAAAGAATAAAACAGGTCCAGGTAGTACTAAAAGACCTCGACCAGCAAAGTCGGATGTTGGTGTATTAGTAAATCCTTTATTGAAATTAGGCGACAATTAATGGCACATACATACTATTCAAGATTAACTATAGTTAATCCACAAAACATAAACAATTTAGATCCACGAGTTGGAGTAGTTATTGCAGAAACTGCGGCCACTGGTAGATTTGTCATGGGGGAAATTAATTGGGATAACTTAGTAAGTCCTAACTTCCAAACAAGTGTAGCATACAATGGCTACGGAGATTTAAAAATCTTCGAACCCATGGGATTTACATTCTTTGATTACATAAGAGCAGCCGCCTTTGAAATAGGCTGTGACAATCACTTGGATGCAAGATTCTTGTTAGAGATAGAAATACTTGCTGAAGATTTTATCAGCGACACTGGAATGGACAGTCCTTTTAAATATGTTTGGCCGATTATGCTGATAAGCACAGATGTTAAAAGCAGTGTCAGTGAAAAAGGCAGTGAATATGTACTAAAGTTTATTCATGCAAATCATCACAGTCAAACCGATCTAGTACAACCAATCAAAGACACTACAAAAATCAAAGCAGAAAATGTCAAAGACTTCTTCGAACAACTTAGCATCGAATTAGAAAACAAAGAATTCAGATACGCAGAAGCAAGACAAAAAGCAGGTACAGGAGGTAACGGTGGCGGCGCCCATCCTGCAGAAACTGATCCTTTTCATGACGAATATCATTTCCTTGTGCAACCGGACATAGAAAAATTTACATTTACCAGTAAGGGTAAAGCAGATCCGGCGATAAAAGAATCATTTAGCTTTTTTGGTAAACAAAAATGGGACATCACTGCTCGCCCAGGTACAACTATTATTTCGTGGATTAATCGAGTATTAATGAGTACTAAAGAAGTCTCTGATTTATTGCCTGGTAAAACTCAAGGACAACCACAGGGCGCCAGCGGCAGCAGTGAAGCTAATAAAAAAATCATTGAAGATAACATGGGTAAACC